ATGCGTTTGTTGTGTAATAAAGGATTCCTTGCGTGTAAGCATAAAAGGGGATTGTTCCCGTAGCCGCTGAAGCAGAAATCGTCATAAGCTCGCGTGGAGATGAAAGGTATCCATCTGTAATTGTTGGTGCTGTAAGAGTTTTATTGGTGAGGGTTTGTGTACCCGTAAGGCTTACGACTGGAAGGTTTGTCGTGGTCTGAACGCGTACATCGGTGATGTTGGCGGTCAGGATAGAAGTGACGGAAGTTCCGACCAGAACCTGAGCTAATGCGATGGAGTTGGCTGGCGTAGCAGGTGCGACTGGTGAGGCGGCGGCTGTTCCCGTCACCACATTTACTACGATGTTATTTGTCGAGCCTGAGTAATAAGCATCATTGACGGTTAAGCAGACGAGATCAATGCGAGAGTTCGTTGCCGGCGCGGTAGCGATTGCCGCGTTCACTACGGCATCGTTGTAGGAGACATAAGTTCCCTGAGTTGTCGTGCTTGTTCCTACGATTGCAGCCCAACCTACGGCGATGTTCACCGACATATTCGGCGTTCCGTTTTGAGTTACGGCAAGAGAGGTCGAGCCGATGATGCCCGTTGTCGCGTAGAGAGCTTGAGTGGTTAAGCGGTCATTTTCCGCTGGATGTGAGCCGTTTTGTAACCAGCTAGGCGGTGTGCGTAATGCCATCAGTTCTCCCTGTTATACATAAGCGTTGTTCCATTGTACCGAAGCGGTTGTTGTTCCTGCCGTTGTTCCTGAACCCGTAAAGTAAAACTGATTGGTGCCGACTGCCGCGTTAAACCATGTGGATGATCCTAGCAATAAGTTACGAGCAGGTGTCCCGTTAAGAAGGACTGTGCGATTAAGCAGATCGATCGAGATGACATCTGAAGCCGCCATTGTGTAGTTAAAGTTCAGAGAAGCATTAGCCGTAATGCTTCCGATGACGGGATTTGTAACAGGGCCGTAAATTGAAATGAGCGGATAAGTATTAGTCCATCCGCTATTGATGACTGTGGCGAATTGAGTGTTAGAACCGCCGCCGAAAGTCAGGGGATAAACGCGTGGGTAGGTGCGACCTAGTGGGGTTGTGTAAGTCATAATCGCCGTTTGAACACCGTTGTCGTAATAGCGAGGGTCAGGGCAAAAGAAGTCATACTGAGCCTTGATATAGCCGTAGGTGTATTCGGGATCGACTGTGAGTTTTGATGCTCTCACGCGAGCATTGATGTATTGAAGTCCATTGGCAGGGGAGATCTGAAACTGAAGTGGGGTTGTGCCTGTTTGCTGAGGCTGGAGAGTGGCTTGCAAGAGGTTTAGGTTTTGAAATGCTGAGTTGCCGTTACCCGACAAAATGAGCATGGTCATTGTGATCGTTCTACCGCTAAGGAAATCTCGACCTGAGAACATTCCGTCTTGGTAGCCGCGATCTGCATCTTGAACGCGCAAAGTTGGCAGACCTTCTAATCCATCAACCGAGGTAATTTGATAAGGCGAACCTGCCCCACCAAATACAAATCCATTAAAAGCAAAAGAGTAAAAGTTGAGTGAAGATACGGTTGCCATTAGTTACCCTTCGCAGAAGTCCCAGAAAGTCCGGCAACGATTTGCGGGCTAGTGGCGATTGGTTGTCCGAACTTAGCCGCCGAGGTCACGGCGTTTGCCATATCTGCTGCTGTTGCGGTTGTCGAGGCGTAGATAGTTGTGTTCACGCTGTTGTCTGTGTAGTTAGACATATCCTTCGGGCCACCTAAAGGATTGACGAGAGTTGTATTCGTTCCACCCATAGACATTCCAACGCTTGCGCCATAGCTAGAGATACTGGCTGTCGAGGCACCGAGGGAGCCAAGAGAAGCGGCTACCGATTCAAGTTTGGTTTGAAGCGCATCAAGTTGTTTCATGGTCGAGTCTGAGATGGCAGTTACAGACTTGCTAAAGGCATCCTGAGCCGCCGTAATGGAGTTCTGAAGGGTATCTTGCGCATTTTGTAAAGCAAGGTCACGGGCATCTGTGGCGGCTTTTGTAGCCTTATCTAAGGTGTCTTGGGCTGTGGTAAGTGATTTATTAAAGGTGTCGTTTTCTTTATCCATTGCCGTCTGCATGGCTGATGAGTTGGCGGCAAGTTGTGTTTGTAGATCAACGCCGACTTGCGCGTATTGCTGCGCGAGGGCTTGGGTAGCAAAACTCGTTCCATCGTTCATCTGCGCGGCAAGAGTATTGAGCCCGTTCTGAGATGTGTCTTGGATTTGAGCGTAGAGAGATTTAATAGAGTTTTGAGTGTCAGGAGTTGCGTTGAGGACTGACTGAGCAAGCGCATCTCCCTGTGCTGGCCCTTGTGAAATAACCTCGTTAATGAAAGATTGATTGTAGCCCTGCGCAGCAAGAAGTCCAGCATCTTGTTGCAACTGCGTAATCTGAGCCATTTGATCTTGCAACTGAGATACCAGACCATCGGCAGTTCCTCCACCAGCCGTGAATAGTTTGCCGATGTCAATCTTGGTTGCGCTGGCAAACGCGCTAGTCATTGCATCAATAGATTGCTGAATAATACTCTGTCGCTTATCGGCGGCGGCTTGCTCAATCTGCGCGGCTTTATCTGCGTACTGTTGCTGAATATCAAGCAAATTTTCCTGATGAGTGGCAGTAGCGTTCTCGACTGCGGTGTTGTAATTATCTTGAGCCGTAGCCATAGCATCGTCATACTTTTGGTTAATGTCTGCGACTGATTGGTTGTAAGTTTCGTTGGCTTTTGCTAAAGCATCGTCACGAGTAGCAGTTGCCGCATCCATCTTCTGTTGACGGTCTGTGAGAACCGCGTTCATCTGATCTTCTAGCTTGACTGCCTCATCGTTGTATTTCTTGATTTCGGCGTTGCGCTTGGCTAGTGCGGTGGCAGTTGCTTTAGCAGCAGCAGCATGGGCTTTAGATACATTTCCAGCGGCTCCGAGGTTGCCTGTAACGCCGGTATCCCCACCCGCGCCAGTAGTTCCGGCAGTAACGAGTTGGTCAGCAAGGCTAGCTCCCCCACCGATTTTCTTATTAGCTAGAGCATCTAAGCCCTTACCAAAATCACCGATTTTCTTTGCGGCTTCATCAATACCTGCGCCGATACCCTTGAAGTGACTGCCGATAAGAGGCAAGTGAGAGGCAGCATCTACAACTTTACCGATAGCCCCTACGATGTACCCAAGAGCATCAACGATTGCCTTAATAACATCAACGACGACTTTTCTTAGACCTTCGTGCGTGTTCCAGAGATTTACAAGTTGTTTAATCCAGTCGCCGATGGCGATGTTGTATAGAAAAACGATTGCTGGAATGAGAACGCCCGTAATAAACTCCATCAGTTTTGTCAGGATCGGTATGACAACTGCGCCGACCTTAACTGCCACATCGTCAAACTTGGCTTTTAAGACTTCAATCTCGCCGGCGAATGTGTGAGTGTATCCAACTGCTTGCCCGCCGATCTTTTGGTTTAACTCATCCATTGCCTTAGTGATAGCCTGATTCTTGGGCAAAGTTGTGTCTAAAGTAATACCAAATTCTTTGAAAGCGCGAGCGTTACCCATTGTGGCTTTTTCAAGAGTGCCAGCGGCAGTAGCTAAATCTTCATGTTTGTAGCGAGCAAGATCAGCTGCCATCGCCATCAACTTGGTGGCTTCAGTTGTCGAGCCTGTTGCAGAAATTAAAGTCTTATATGCGCCCTCTGTGGCAGAAGTAGAAAAACCCAAAGCCGACATTTTTTCCGTTGTCGCTTGGATTTCTGTTCTATTGGCGGCGGTGTTTTGTTTTGAGTTATTAAGTGCCGTTGAAAGTTGTTCGGTGGCTACCTGAGTATCTTGGATTGCCTTAATAGCATCGCGCAATCCACCTTCTAGCATTTGTGCGCCCTGCATCATCAAGTTTCCACCAAAGACTCCACCCATGACAGTCTTTAATGACGAGAATTTAGACTCTTGATTTTTAGCAGCATCGCCTACTTTTCCAAGTTCGGATGTGGCTTTATCTACTGCGCTAGTAAGGTTTCCAAGAGCGACTTGGATGTCAATATTTAATGGAGGGATATCGCCTGCCACTCTAAACCCCCATCGCTGCTCTTAGAAATCCCGTTGCGATTATCTGCGCTTTACCCGTTGCGATGAGATTCTCACGCGCAGGAGTCATATATGGGTATTTTACCCCATTCCAATTAGATGAGCCTTGTTCTACTGCTCTGGCGTACTCGGCACCAGATTCAACGCTTGCGACATAAGTGCCAAATCCTTGATACCTAACTGGTTGAGCGATGATGTTGCGAAAGAGATTACCCGTTGCGATGTTCGGGCCTTCTCCTGATCGTGGGCCGATGTGAGGGTTGTGGCGTAACCTATTGTTCTTCTGAATCGGTGGGTTTGAAGTTTCGCTAGCGATTTTACGGGCATCTGTCCAGAGAGCAATAGAGATTTCTCTCGTAGCTAACTCTGCCGCCTTATCCATGCGATTTTGCCATGCCTTCAAAGCCGCTAAGACTTCGGGCAGGTTATCGCTCACCGGTTCTCCATCTTTTCGATCTTCACTTGCTCAATGGTATCGGCTATTGCTATCAACCACTCAGCGCGTATTGCTGGTAGATCATCTACTTGGTCAGGAGTCCAACCAAACTTATCTGCGAACCTAAAGTAGAACCATTCCTCATCGGGGTAATCAAAGTCTGGATTTCTCTGAAACCCTTGCAGTAATCCTTTTAGCCGTTCGAGTTTTCTAAAGGGCTATCAGGATTCAAACGATTAAGGTCGGTGTCTGCGAGTTCAGGGAAGATTGCCTTGATGTAGCTCTCGGTTTCTTTGACGAGCAGAGAATAGTCAGGGATTGGCAGTTCCTCGATGGATTCCTCTTTAACTGAAGGAACGAGAAGGTCGTATGACCATTCCTCAATGATTGCGGCGAGAAGTGCGTTACTGATAGCAATTCCGCGCTCTGCTGCTGACCCACCATCGCCAGCCTTCATAATGCGGTTGCGATCTTTAACTTTAAGTGAGTTAGGGTCTTTGAGGGTAACTGTTGCGCCTGATGGAAGTGTAAGTTTTGACATGATGCCTCCTAGTA